TTAGCCTTGTTCGCAGAAAGCTGTTGTTCTTCCGTCATATGCTGCCAAGGCTCATCGACGACACAGCCAAGGTCAGTCCATTCCTTCGGGGGAGCATAGGGGTTGCCGACACAACCTGTACCGATGTTTCGGAACATACCGAAGAGATAGTTCTTGTGGGAGGAACAATCACCCTTACCAGCCTCTGAGATGGTGTTGGGGCCTGAATAGACGGAGTTATCGACTGTTCGGATGAACTCGAAGCCTTCGTCCTTGATGATCTTCAACCACTTCTTGCCTGTCGAGGAAGTAAGCTGCCAGTCTGTAAGGACTAGGAGGAAGCCGTGGTTGGGCTTGTCACCTGAATTGAAGGTATTGATGCGGAGACGGCTGAGAAAAATCTCATGCCAAGTCTTACCTAAGAACAAGACTCCGTCCTTACCGATAAGAGGCTGTCCGCCGTCGCCATCGACGAGAGAGATGCAAGCCTTGGCGTCAGGGTCTTGCTTGAAACACTGGATGATATCCATCGCACAACAACCCCAGTATCCACCGGGGATGGAGGAACCAAAACGTAGAAATTCCATAAAAGTCTCCTTACTTTTCAATCGGTAGTTTGTAATTCCCGTCCATCACGAGAGAGAAACGGACCAGCTTGTTATTCGTGTTGGAGTTGTAGAATACCTCCCTCCTCTTGAATCCGTACTTTAAGAGTGTGGCTTCCCAGTAATGTACTCTTGTGGAGGTAAGGACTACCTCGACTAGACCCATTGGTCGTCTGTTTTTGAGGAAGGTTAGATACTCCCTCAGACGGTCTTCGGATGTTTCAGCCGGTCGGTTCTCCCAGTACATGTTCGACCGAGAACCGTATACAGTCCCATACCTGTCATTAGGGGGTAATCTGTTTTGGGCTTTTCTCAGTAGCTTGGAGTTAGGAAAAGCGGGAAAACCCGACAGAGTCTTGATCCCGCAACATCCACCACCATGGAGATTTATCCGTTGTGGCATTACAGCCTCCCTGCAACGAAAAGATAGATATAAACTAGCAGCAAAACCACTAGTATGAGGGGTGTATAGATCACAACTTCCTCCATGAATAGACGCCGTCATCGGAACGGCACAGTCGAGGCCAGCGACGACCTACTACGTTATCATCCAGATCGAGAACGACTCCTGCCACCGACCTACGAAGACCGAGAGAACGAAGAACTCGCTTCTCAATCGTTCTTGTCAGACTTGACATCTTTTTCCTCTTTCCTCTGTTGTTGACGAAGACGACGACTCACTTCACGACGATGTTCATGAGGCTTGCCTGTCCATCTATTGATCCTAGGGTCCATGAATCACTCCTTAGTTGGTTTACCTTTGGGGCTACAAGAATATTATACCATATTTTTCAGATTTGTCAAGTAAAATCGACAACTGACTGAAATCTAAGGATAATATCTTTCAGGCAAGCTGAGGTTTCAGCTCCTTGTAGAGAACCCAGTCACCGCATTCGACGACGGGACGTCCCTCGTAGGGTTGGTTGTAGACGTAAATCCAACCATCACGAAAGGCCTTACGGAGGTAGAGGGAACCCTCGGGATCGTCGGGGTTATACCCCTCGTACCTGTCCAGTCCCGCCAACTCGTCGTCGTCGGCTTCGATCACCTCACAGGAGACAACCCTTTGGACGGACTGTCCCTCGATGACTAAGCCGGGGAAGGCACCGAGGTCGTACATCGTGCCTGTCACCTTTTCGAGCTGATCTGCCTCGGCCTTGTCGGGCCGAAGCGTCCCATAGACGTAAATCTTGTGATTGGCCATCGTCTTATTCTCCTGTATAGGGGTGGACGGAATAGTCTCGTATCAAGTCTTCGATGTTGTCGATGAAAGAAGCCGAGGACTCTTTGTCGAAGTACGGCATCTTCACTACTGTCCCATCCTTGAATGTGATGACGAGGGTTTGAGGACAGGACGCTACCTCAGGAAGGACGACGTCGGTCGTTGTCATCGTCTTCTTCCTCTTTCTGCCGTTGATAATGACGGTAGTCGTCATACTCCTTCTGATAGTTCGTCATCAGCAGATTACCGAGAGCATACGAATCAGAGACTCGACGTCGGTGACGGGAAGATTGACGGTCTGACCGGCCCGGAAGTGCTCGATAGCCGTCTTCGTACCGATCTTCTTCTCGAAGGTGTCGTTACGGTGAGTCACCGAGGTAGCCATCTCGATGCGTCCCGACTTCTTCTTGTAGGCCACCGTCATGCCCCTATCGGGTTGGGTGTATCCGTCGTGGGGACGGATATGGAAGATTCGTCCTCCTTCGTCGTGGAAAGCCTTGACGAGAAGGGTGTTGTCGATCTTTGTCTTCGGAGTCTTGGCAGGTGCCAGAGTGATTACGTCAGCAGTCATGTCATTCTCCTTTGAAATTAAGTGACGAGAGAAGTCACAACAAAAGGCAACTAACACACCACAAAAGACAAGCAACATATCAGCCATAAACGACCAATCAGCAGTCTTGGTGTCGTGCAAACAAAGCTGTTGCCCCGAAGGGCTTGCCAATAGGGTCGAGACCCAGGTCCTCTTCCCGAGGAGGGTTGACTTCTCTCGTCGTCCTTCAGACTAGGTCGTACTTCTGGAGTACTGAAACCACGTCTTCAGGAATCTCGATTTTGGTGGTAAAGTTGAGGTAGGCGAGCCTGTCGTCCACCTTGATGCGCTCCTTACGAAGCGCCTTAACGGAGTGGTTGCAGGCAGAGAATGTCTCGACTTCAAGAGACAGGATAGGGGTTGAGTAACCCTTCGCCTCCTTGTACCCTGCCGCTTTGGTATTGATGGTGGCTATATCCGGTTTCAGCTTCCGCTCAGGGATTTCTCCGAAGACGGCAAGGAGCTTCTCGATCCCTGCCTTCTTGGCAATCAGTCGGTTGATTTCGCCTTCGTTGGCGACGCCGATCAAATCCCTGATCTGGCTTACAGCCGTAATCTTCTCGACGGCGGAATCGAGGCCGTCCAAGAACCTGAGATGACAGTCGTCGGCGATTTCTGTCGTCAGCGGTGGTCCGTAGATATCGACCGTAAACGAGTGAGGAATCACCGTCTTGATCGAATTCAGGGCCAAGGCTAGGGTGGCAGCCTTTTTTAGAGTTACCTCCATGTCATTCTCCTTATGGAATTGGTACTCCCGGAGGGAGTCGAACCCTCATCTTGCGATAATCTGTCGCCAATGCCGGGTATAAGCCGGGTGCTCTACCATTAAGCTACGGGAGTATTTGGTTACACCAAAAGAGGGAAAACCCAACGTCCCTCTACCTTTTCCAAGACGTTAGGCTTGGCGTCGAAACCTACCTTCTTGGTGTGGATCAGACGCATCAAGTCTTGGCCGATGGAGCCGTCACGACGATAGCCGTCGAAACGACCGATCTTGAAATAGTCGTGGCTGTAATCGACCTTCGGCTGAAGTTCGTCTTGCTCTTCCTTCGAGAGCAAAAAGTAGGGCTTAGGCATCATTTTCTCCCGATGACGACAACAAGATAGAGGCTTGCGAGGATGACGAGGATGGCAAGGTACGCCCCCAAGACGGAGACGACGGCCACCAAGAAGTAGAATACTAGGTCGAGGATCACGACGAAAACCCTCCGAACGGTACACGACGACGGATGGCTTCGGACCGTGTCTTGGCACGACGGAAGTGGATCGACCCACTCGTCATGTCCTGAGTGAGACGGTTGTACGTCTTGTTGTCGATCAGTCCGAGGTCGAGACGAGTCTTGGCCGTCATGTTGACGATCTGGATGTTGGAGACACCGCGAGCCTTGAGGGCCTGACGGGCGATGAGTTGGGGATTGAGAGCCATCACTGGGCCTCCTTCTGTGTATTGGAGGGATCGACGCCAAGGATATTGCAGAGAAGGGTAAGAGCCTCCTTCTGTTCCTTCTCAGGCGAGCGGTTGACGATTGAGGCGTCGGGGAAGACGAAAGACTTCCTGCGATTGCCGCGTCCGGTGACGATGTTCATGGATACCTCACTTCTTCCGCTTGCGGTCGGCCAGCTTCTTGAGACGTTCACGGAACGCGATTTCACGACGTGCCGAGGTGATGGCATCGACCTTGCCGGGATAGCGAGGGGCATGACGCTTGCCAAACACCTGCTCCAATCCCTTCTGGCCCATCGCAGCCTGCTTCCGCCTACGGCGGGCAGTACGGGCAACACTCATAGTTCTTCTCCTCTAGGCGGGATGCCTAGGATAAGTCTTCGACTTCTTAACCTCGAAGAGGTTATTCTTTTAAAATCAAAGACTTACCTTAGGCGTCGTCCTCACGGCACACCACGAGTTGTCGTGGGTCTTTTTCAAAGATAGGCAGTTTTGCGTCATGCCTAGGACGGGAGTCAGATCAGATCAGATCAGGCGGCGTCAACCTTGGCCGTCTGTTCCTTATCGGTCTGGGTCTGGTTGTCGTTGGGGACGGCAGCGGCAAGGCTGATTTTCATCGCATTGAGGGCCGCGATAAGATTCTTCACCGCCGGGATTGCGTCGGGTTTCACCTTGTTGTCGTCGATCTTCTTCTGCCACGCCTTGGCTTGGGCGACGTTCCATCCGATGACCTTGTCGGCACCGATGAGCTGGATTTCACGCTCCTTGGCGAAGTCGTAGAAGGGGTTTTCGGTCGCCTCAGAGAGCTTCCACCATGCGTCACGCGCGGCCTGACGTTCGTCCTTGTCCTTTACATACTTGTCAGACTTCGGATCGGACAGAGCCTTGTAACGCGGATCGAGGCCGTGGTTGGTGCCACGGATACGGATCGGAGTGAACTCACCGAACCACGCCAAGGCCTGTTCAGCCCAAGACGTAGGCATCGCCTGAATCATCGTATAGGCGAGTGTCGAGTTCGCACTGCCGCCGCAATCCTCGCTGACAGTCTTGGGCGCGGCATGAAGGAAAATCTCCATAAGGGTGTCATGCCCGAGAGTCTTCAGGGCGTCGCGGTTGGTCGTGAAAAGACCGATCATCGCCTTGATTTCAGTTGCAGTCTTAGCCATTTTAATCTCCACTGTTAGGATGTAACCCTAGCACACACCTATTACGGGTGACGCTAGGGACAAGCCTAGGATGTGGGATTAAGAGTAACCCATAGGGTTAACTAGATGGTTGATTTCAGGTCGCTATAGGCGTCGCGGACTTGCCGCAAACGGAGAGTGAATGCCGCCTCAGTGGTGGCGGTTTCGAGATTGGAAAGAGCCTGTTTCAACGCCTTGATGGCGTCAAGCTGGCGCTGGGTGGCATGGACTGGCCTGTTGCCGTTGTTTAGCGTTGGCTTGGGGCGGTTGTAACTCGCCCTTGTGGTTGAGATTGTAGCCATGACGTTCTCCTATTAGGGGATTGTCCTAGGCTTGTCTCTAGCGGGGACAGTCTTTCAGGCAGGTGGATTGGCTCCACCAGCCCTAGGTTAATGCTTCTGAAACGCCGCGCTTGCGGCCATGGCGTCGAGATGTGCCGAACGCATCAAGTCTTCATCACGATACCGGACGGCGTCGATATACCTTTGTCTTGCCGCCCTTGATGCTTCATAAAGGCGTTGTTCTTCTTTGAGATAGTCGGACATGTGTAATCTCCCTAGCCTAGGCTTGATGCCTGAAAGACTGTCCCTGCTAGGTGAGGCAGAGAGCCATCAAACCCCTGCCTCATGTATTGACCAAGGGCGAATATCACCGTCCGCCTTATTCCAGCGGGCCGCCCCGTCAATGTAAGACCGGCTGCCAAGACAGGGAAGGCGTGCTAAGCCATGAACCCTGCATTAGCCGACTAGGCAGCAAGCTAGTAGGGCTATTAACCCGTTCACTCGTGTCTCTTTTAAGCGATACCGCCGCACTAAGGATACGCTCCAACAGTGCCTTGACTATCCACCTAGTCGCCGTTGCTTTCCCTCGGCAAGGGCTTGGACCCTAGACGCTACGCTAGGTCATCCGAATTACCGCAGACGTTACGGAGACATCCCCGAGACGTGGTAAGACATTCTCAAGCCCCACGAATTGCCGTGAGATATGACACCGGATGGTTGACCTAGGCAATCCTGCCCGGCTCCGATCCGATGACCTCACCCTAGACTAATCCCCGTGGAAGTCAAACCCCTTAGTTTTCAATGGGTTAGCAAGGGTTGTTCCCCCTTTGTTCTCCATTGTTGAAACATTCTTGCGTCAAGGGCCGCCTAGTCTTTCCTTTTATTACTAACCTAGGTTGGCATGTTGAGACAGGACGTTCTCTGGATGCGACGAGTTGAGTATGTTCATGGTATGTTCTTTGTATGTTCCCCTTTTGTTCCATCCGGGGCTGGCCAGCGGGAGTTCTCCTTTTGTTCCATCCGGGGAGGGGGGGGAGTGGAACCCTGCGCGTGTCATGCGTGAGACAGACCCGGTCATATCCTAGAGAAAAAATTTAGGAAATCCTAGAGAAAAAATTTAGGAAATCCTAGAGAAAAAATTCGGAATATCCTAAAATCCTCTCAGAAGCCCGTACAGGACAGATAATAAAAAAAGGCCCCCTGATACCAGAGAACCTCTTATACGCCCTCAGAGGGGCTTAGAATCGAAAATAGACTATAACTACGAGAATAGGGCTCCCTCCGGTCGCCCACCCCACGAATGTCTTAAGTAAACAACTCAGGATAGACCTTAGCCCTCATCTTAAGATATTCCTCATGAGCCTCCTCTGCCGTGTCAAATCTCTTAGATTTCATTCTTAGGCCATTCCTACAAACCTCACTCCGAAACTTGCCACAACTATCGGCAAAAACTCCCCTATATCCATTCTGGTTATAACACTTATCACTATTGGCTTTATTGAGACTAGGAGACACCTCCCTTAGGTTTTCTATCCTGTTATTGGTTTTGTCTTGATCGATATGATCTACCAGATCAGGCCAACGACCTTTATGATAAAAGTACATCAACCTATGGATACGGTATTTCTTACCCCTGATAGTAACCCTTAGATATCCTTTCTCGTTCTTACTACCAACCATCCTACCTGTACGACGAGAGATAAAGCCCTCATCTACTACAAGATACAACCTATCTAGATCTTCTTTACTAATCATGACTACTCCTTATATACCCCTCACTCCCCCTAGCCCTCCCCTTAGTAATAACTTAAGGGCCTTCCTCATCCTTCAAACAAAAGAAAGAAACCCCGGTCTAGCCGGTTAAAGAAAGAAAAAAATCATTTGAAGAGTTAGGTAGTTTCCTTCATCTATTAATCTTGAGATTACTGACCCATCCCTCCACAAGTGAACTTGTGAGCTTTTAGTTGATGGTGTGTAACAATCCCAACCCTTCACCTATATTATACCAAATCTCAACCGATTTGTCAAGAACTTTTTTCATTTTTTATAAAAATAAATTATTTTTCTATCTTATGTACGATTTTTCTTGACAAACACCACAAAGTATGGTATAATATGGGTATAAGGTAGAAAGAATTGTTTTTAATAATAGAAGGAGTAGTATGCCTTACCTAAAACCTGGAGATAGTCCTCCCACCAAAGGCAAGGGAGCCAAACTCTCCTCCAAGATGCAACGATTCGTCGACGAATACTTCGTAGACCTAAACGCCTCCGAAGCCGTCCTCAGGGCAGGCTATAAGTCAACCAATCCCAACAAACTCTCGTCTGAGCTTCTACTCCACCCACTCGTCTCCGTAGAGATTGAGAAGAGGATGGCAGAACGTCAGAAGAAGTCGGAGCTAAAAGCCGAGTATCTCATCCAGAAGCTACTGGACATGATCGAGAAAGACTCTACCAAAGACTCTGACGTCCTCCGTGCCATCGAGTTGGCAGGCAAGTCCATCGCCCTCTGGCGTGAACGTCAAGAAATCTCTGGCCCTGACGGAGAGGCCATCAAGACAGAGCAGAAAGTCAAGGAAAATGTCGCAGACTTCACTAGCAGAATCGCTCGCCTTGCTGCCTCCGCAGGAAAGGGAGAAGTTGTTGAGTTCCCTAACCGACAAGGAAATAGCGAGTCTTAACCACGACTGGCATTTCTGGGCACGACCTAACCAACTACCCCCTGAAGGTCTATGGAATACTTGGCTCATCCTCGCCGGTCGAGGCTTTGGTAAGACCCGGGCTGGCTCTGAGTGGATCAGGATGATTGCCAGAGACAATCCCGGCTGTAGAATCGCCTTGGTGGCAGAGACTGCGGCAGACGCCCGTGACGTCATGATCCTAGGCGATTCAGGAATCATCAGTTGTGACCCCACTCTCGATCAAGAGAGTTGGTCTCCTACCAACCGATGCATTACTTGGCCTAATGGCTCTAAGGCTTGGGCGTATAACGCCACCGAGCCGGATCAGCTTCGTGGTCCTCAGCATCACTTCGCATGGGTAGACGAGCTTGCCAAATTCCGTAAAATCCAAGAAGTCTGGGACCAGCTCCAGTTCGGCCTTCGTCTCGGTGAACACCCGAGATCGCTCGTGACTACGACGCCTCAGCCGAAAGATTTGATTAAGAAACTAGTCGTCGATCCCGACACCGTCGTCACAAGGGGTGCAACCCTAGACAACAAGGCCAACCTCGCCAAATCAACCGTCAAAGCCCTGTACGAAAGATACGGAGGAACCCGGTTCGGTAGGCAGGAACTTGAAGGAGAAATCCTTGGGGACATCCCCGGCGCACTCTGGTCTAGAGAAGACATAGACAACAACAGAGTCACAGAAGCTCCAGAAGACCTACTACGTGTCGTGGTATCAGTCGATCCCGCAGCCTCAGCCGAAGAGAAATCTGACGAGAACGGCATCGTAGTAGTCGGCCTAAGTCGTGACAAAGACGGCTATGCCAGAGGTTATGTCCTAGAAGACGCCTCCCTCCGTGGAACTCCCGAAGAATGGGCGAAGAAGGCGGTATCTCTCTATAGGAAATGGGAGGCCGACAAAATCGTCGCCGAAAAGAATCAGGGAGGCCTAATGGTAGAAGCCGTCATCAAGGCCCAAGACAGGACAGTCCCTGTCAAACTCGTCCATGCCTCACGAGGTAAAGTCATCAGGGCTGAACCTATCTCTGCCCTCTACGAACAAGGACGAGTCCATCACGTCGGACGACACGACCTTCTAGAAGACCAGATGTGTGAGTTCTCCATCGACAATATCCGTGGAGGAGACCACGGCTCACCCGACAGGGTAGACGCCCTCGTCTGGGGTCTTACAGAGATTTTCGACAAGATAACGGGCCGTCGTCGTCTTACCAAGACAGGCCCTACCCTCACTACAGTACAAACCAAGTGGGATACACAATCCTCATATAACCCTCAGGGTTGGATGGCAAGTTAACACCTAGGAGATAACGTGAAACCTAACCAAAACAAGAAGGACGGCACCATCCTCGACACCCTCGACATCGAGGGAAATGCCGACACCAAGTACGTCCCCGAAGGTTTCGACTCCGTCGAGGACTTCCTAGAGGATATGAGGAAGGAATACCGAGCCGATCTCGATTATGACAGATTCAACCGTGACGCCGCCCTAGACGACAAGAAGTTTGCGGCAGGTGAGCAGTGGGACCCTATCGTACTCGAACAACGTAAAGGCCTTCCCTGCCTAGTAATCAACTCCATTCCTCAGTTTACTGCCCAGCTCGTAGGAGACTGGCGAGAGTCTCGTAAAGCCATCAAGGTAGTCCCCTCAAATGACGAGGACGTAGACGTCGCCTCCGTCCGTGGCGATCTCATCCGATCCATCGAGATGCAATCGAGGGCAGATCGAGTCTATGACAGCGCCTTCGAGAGCGTAGTCCAGTGTGGTGACGGAGCCTTTCGTGTCTCTGTCGAATACGCCCGTAACAACGTATTCGATCAGGATATCTTTCTTAGGCCAATCGAGGACTGTCACGCCGTAGTCTGGGACAGGTACTCTGTCGATCCCACAGGACGTGACGCCCGTCGTGTCTTCGTCAACGACAGAATCGACAAGAAAGAATTCAAACGCAAGTACAAAAACATCAAGCCCGACGAACTCAAGGATGACATCGATTTCCAGTCCGATAGCATGACTGGATGGATTGACGACCAGTCCTATCAGGTGACTGAATACTGGCGTATGGTAGAGCGCAAGCGCGTGATGTGTCTTTTCAGCAACGGAAAAATCTTCGAAGTCGATGAAAACAACCTCGAAGAAGTCGTAGCCAAGAATGGTATGCCTACCAAGACTAGGGAGACGTGGTGTACATACGCCCAGATGCATCTCTGCACTGGCTTTGCCATTCTCTCAGGTCCTTACGAGTACCAACTAAATCGTCTTCCTATCATTCGTATGACTGGACGTATCATCAACATCGGTGGTCGTCGAGTCCGACACGGCCTAGTCCGGTTTATGAAGGATGCCGTCCGTCTCCGCAATTTCTGGCGCTCAGTAAATGCCGAACAGCTCGGATATGCCCCGAAAGCTCAGTGGATTGCCACCGAGTCTGCCGTAGAAGGCTATGAGGAATCTCTCCGTAAGGCCCACCTCTCGCGTGATCCCCTTATCGTCGTCAACGACGAGGCCATAATCGGACAGAATCTCCAGCGTCTTGATCCTCCGGCTCCTCAGGAAGCTCTCCTCAACGAGTCTCAGATCAACGCCCAAGACATGAAGGATGTCACCGGCATCCACGACGCCTCCCTAGGTATTCGTTCAAACGAAACTTCTGGAAGGGCTATTCAGGCCCGACAGCGAGAGGGTGATGTCGCCTCACTGACTTTCTATGACAACGGCAACGCCGCAGTACTTGAAGGCGGTGACGTCATCAACCAGTTGTTTCCTCAGATTTATGACGGAACACGTATCACTCGAATCATCGGAGAAGACGAGACGATTAAGTTCGTCAAACTTAACGATCCCTACGATCCCTCCTCGATTGATATGTCGGTTGGTATGTTTGATGTAGCACTCTCTACTGGTACTTCCTATACGACTCGTCGTGTTGAAGCCGGTCAGGCCATGATGGATGCAATCCAAGTCTGGCCTCAGCTTATGACTGTAGCAGGCGACCTCGTTGCCAAGGCTCAGGATTGGCCCGGTGCCGACAAGATTGCCGAAAGGCTTGCCCAGAGTATGCAGTCGAGTCAGGTCGATCCCCAACAGATGCAGAAGATGCAGGAGCAGCTACAGAAGCTACAGCAGGAGAATTTCCTCCTCAAGGCTAAGGATGCAGCCAAGGAAGACAAGCACGAAGTCGATATCTATAACGCCGAGACTCAGCGTATTCGCGCCCTCTCGGATAACGAAGTCGATGGAAATCAGCTCGAACTTGACGCCATCAAGACGATTCTTGATAATTCAGCCAAGCTCGATGAGCATGACATGGAACGAGAAAAAGGAGAGGCAGAACATTCCGCCTCTCGTGTCGATTCCGACCGTACTCACGAATTGGCTATAAAAACAGCTCAAAACAATCATGACGTGGCCATGAAAAAGGCCACTCAACCCTCGACCCCCGCAGCTACACGCACTTCCGGCTCGGGAACTCCGTCGCAACAGAGAAGCGCAAACGGTTAAAGGACCGCAAACCTTGATATGAGTGAAGACCCAAATGTCCAGCAGGACGATTCCGTAATCGACGACAGCAACCTCGACGACTTCAGTAAGAGCTTCTTTAGCCCAGAAGACCTTACGCCCGAACCGGCTAATTCGGAAGAAGACGTAGACGAAGCCGAAGAAGATACGCCCGATAATGCTCATGACACCTCCGAAGAGACTCCTGATGAGGACGACGAGGACGAGGATGATACCCTCGCAGAGGATGAGGACGACGAGCCTGACGAAGACGTCAAGCCTAAGAAAAAGAACCGATTCCAAGAACGTATCGATAAAGCAGTAGGTAAGCAGAGGGTCGCAGAACGCGAACTAACCTCTATACAGGAACGGCTTGATGCCGCCCTAGCCGAATTGCAAAATCTCAAGCAGGATACCAAGCCTAAACCTACTCCTGAGGCTGGTACCAACACCTCCGAACCAACTCCGTCTGACCTAGACGAAGACGGCAACGACAAGTACCCGTTGGGTGAATTCGATCCCAACTACTTCAAAGACCTTACCAAGTACTATCTTGCTAAGGACAAAGAAGAGGCCCAGACCCAAGCCGAACAGGCGAGGGAAAAGGAACAATACGATCAGGTACGTAATGAGTTGCAGAATAATTGGAATGAGAAGCTCGAACCCGCTCTGGAGCGATATCCAGATTTTCATGAGAAAGGCGAGCAACTGCTCGGTACTTTTGAAAATATCGACGCCTCTTACGGAGAGTACTTGGCTACTACGTTGATGAGTATGGACCACGGCACTGACGTCCTGTATTACCTCGCAAATAACCCAGACGAAGCCCAGAAGATTGTAGACAGTGGCCCACAGAAGGCAACTATCGCACTCGGAAGGATTGAGTCTAAGTTCTTTGACGAGGTCAAACCCACTAAGTCTGTCAAATCTAGTAAGGCTCCTCCGCCTCCTCCCCGTAACAAGGGATCGGCAGCGGCAGTAGCGGAGACTCCAGACTCGACAGATGATTTGGACGCCTTTGCAAAGAAGTTCTTTAAAAAGTAAAGGCTGTCCTCATACTCATATGAAAGGATAGTCTAGTATGACTACTATTACTGTAGATCAACAGCGACTGGTGCTTAACGCGTTTGCTGCGATCTTCCAGAATAACCTTGTCTCCGCAGACCTCGTCACTTGGCGTAAGTTTGACGGCGAGATGAATGACCGTAACGGCCTTACTGTTGTTGAACAGGTTGTGCCGGATTACACCACGACCTTTACCACGAGTGCGGTCAACGACCTCTCTGGCGGTACTCAGGATACCACGTTCGGTTCGGAACAGTACCAGCTCAAGCAGGTTATTGGTTCGAGCATGGGTTGGGGCGATTTCGTCAAAATCCGTGACATCGGTGCCGCCCGTGAGTCGGAAGCCCTCAAGGCTGCCGCCCTCCGTCTGGCTACCGACATCGACGCCTATATCCTCGGTTATGCCGCCAAGGCTGGTAACAACTGGCTTGGTGATGGCACCTCCGCCGTCGCCAGTTGGGATGACGTCGCCTCCGGTTATACCCGTCTGAAGGAAGAGGGTGTAGAAGACATGGACCTCCGGGCTGTTCTCACCTATGGTGACAAGCAGGCTCTTGGTTCGGCTGTTGTCTCGAACAATGCCTCGCTGACTGATGTCGGTGCAGGCGTGTACCGTAGCGGTTGGTCGGGTGAAGTCGCGGGTGTGAACACTCTGTTTACCCAGCAGCTTCCGGCTCTTACCGTTGGTACCCGTGTCGCCACAGCCACCTCGGTCACGAATGCTCCGTCGGCTGTCACTTACGAAAGTGTTGCCATCTCGGGCGCTCCCGGTCAGTTCAAGACGCAGACGATTAATATCGATGGCCAGACTGGTTCCGTCACCCTCGTTGATGGTGAACAGTTCACTATCGCGGGTGTGTACGCCTATGACAATCGTGCCAAGAAGCGTCTGGACCACCTCCAGGAATTCCGTGTCATCGGTGATTACACCGCCACGGCTGGTGCGTTCTCTAACGTCCGCATCTTCCCGGCTATCATCGCCTCGGGTCCGTACAAGACGGTGGACTACACCGGATCGCTTGACGGTCTTGCCGTTACCCATAAGGGTGCGGCTGGTGCTACCCTCCAGCCTCGCTTCATTGCGAACAAGGGTGCCGTCCTCGTAAGCACTGCCGACCTCATCATGCCTGCCACTGGTAAGGCGATGCGGAAGTCGCTTACTAAGGTTCCTGTCTCTGTCCGTATGTGGCAGAACTCGGACTTTGCGACGGGTCAGCACGACATCCGTTTCGACGTCGCACTCGAAGCCAACATTGCCGCCAACGGTCGTCCCAAGATCGTCCGTATCAACGGCTAATCTACCTAAGCCGGGGGTCACTGATACAAACCCTCGGCTTTTTTCTTAAGGAGGCAATATGTCGATCATCACAGAACGCTATAATCCGCTCGTTGTTGCGGCTGATAGCACTGAAGTAATTAATGGGAATGCCATCGGCGGCTTCCTTTGTACCGCGTCTGGTACTGTCACTGTCACTGCCAACGCCGGTGACGGCAAAGACGCCTATACCGTAATCAATGCACTAGCCGTAACGGCGGGTGTCTACTATCCTATGCCTTTCTACCTATCCAAAAATGGAGGGACTGTCACTACCGCCTCTAGCGGTGCTGGCGTACTCGGTGTGACGTGATTTGTACATGGAGTAACGTATTTTCCGCTTTACGTTCTCTTCTAGAGAATATCTGGGTAGATGCAACTTTATGGAACGATTTAAATACGTGGAGTGATATCTAATGGCTTTTCTTAGTACATTCGCAGACGGATCAGCCTTTAGTCTGGTACGCTCTCTTATCAACTCTTTGGTAGGTCGTGCAAACGGAACAGGTTGGGGTAATTACACCGACGGTACTTATACCTCGGCATCTCCTTTTGCTCTGGCTGCCAACACAGATACAAACCTACCGAATGATAAAACGACTGTCATCGAGACTCAGAAACCACAAGATGTTACTACCTTCTATGACGGAACTTATATCACTGGTCGTAACGGAGACGGCCTGTCTATCACTATCGACTTCAAGGCAAAACCTTCTAGTGGGTCTACTACCTATCTAGAATGTTGGATCGACATCGGTGGCTCTGTAGGCGAACTCTATCGTCGTATCATCACCTTCCCAAAGGGTAATGGCGTAGAACGCCCTGTTAATTTCACAGTAGATGGTTACACCCTTGATACTTGGCAAAGTAACGGAGGTGTCGTAAAAGTCAGAGCTGACGGAACCTGTGATATCTACGACATCCGATATGTCCTTACTAGGACTCATCAAGCGAGGTAATAATGACTACAGTCTCTCAAATCATCACTGATGCATACCGTAAGAGTAATCTCGTCTCTATAGGTACTGATCCTACCACGGCTCAGCAGACTGAAGCCTTGAGGTATCTAAACCGTCTGGTTAAGTCGGTGTTTGGTAACGAGGCTGGTAACCAGTTGACTGCCTTTCCTCTAGGTTCCAACAACATCTCACGTCCGGGTGGATATCCTTGGTGGGGCAATGAACCCTCTAATGATTGGTTCGTACCTAAGAATATAAGGACTATCCTAAACCTTACGTCTAGTATCAACCTATACCTACATCCAGACCCTGACGATGGCACGAGGTTTGCCCTGATAGATGCATCAAACAATCTCGATACCTATCCAGTCACGATCTATGGAAATGGCAGACTGTTTGAAGGTGCCACAACCTTGGGGATCAACACTGCTGGATATGACGCAGAATGGTTCTATCGAGCCGATCTAGGAAACTGGCAGAAGTATGCCCCTCTGGCTACATCTGACACCTTCCCCTTTCCAGAGGAATTTGATAACTTCTTCATCATCGGATTGGCGATGGAGCTTAATCCGTCGTATGGTCAAACCGTAGATGAACAGGCTCAGGCTAGTTTTAGCCGTAGCCGTAACCAACTCCGTGCCCGTTATAAACAGAATGTGCCACAGCGTTCTGAGTTGGCGCTTATTCGTTCTCCTATCGTATCGAGTGATCGATATCTTTGGGGTAATAGCGACTGGCTATATAACCCGACTTCTATGTTTGACAAGGGATGGCCATGGTAAGAGTAAATTTCAATACAGACGACTACCGCCGACAGGTTGCTGACGAAGCCGATCTACTCCTAAAGAATAGGTACTTCGAGCAGAACCCTTCCCTAAGTGATGACGGATCAGCCCTTCTGGCTCGACCCGGAATGAAGAAACTCACCTCTGTAGGTAGTGGTCCTATCCGTGGACTAGCCTCGGAGGCTGGCTCCTTCTCAGGCGATCTCTTCGTTGCCTCTGGCGCTGAATTGTATAGGATGGATAACCTACTCAACTCTACGTTGGTGTATAACGCCCTGACTAACCCGGATAAGGGTTTTGTCAACATGGCTATCACGGCAGTCATCGGAAATACACCTGAGTATTGTTTCATCACAGACGGCGCAACCCTTCTAGTCTATGTCGGGAATGGCTACGCCCTTAACTCTCTCACCGGAACTCCTGCCGATACCGATCAGGTACGCATCGGTGACGTCTATTACGAATATACCTCTGGCTCTGTCGATTCAGGTACTCCAGACGGGACATCAAGTAATCCTTGGCTTATCAATCTAGGTACTACCACTACAGAGGCTTTTGCAAGTCTCTACTATGCAGTCAATGCCTCGGGTACTCCCGGAACAGACTATTCGACATCCCTGACGGCTCATCCCTTGGTGTTGGCGACCGGATATACCTCTACGCTGTCTGCCGTAAGGGCTAGGACTGCTGGCGCTCCCGGCAATGGAATCGTCACTACCGAGACAGGGGCTTCCTTGGCTTGGTCGAACGGAGGAACCCTTACTGGTGGTGGATCACCCACTATCAGTCAAGTCTATATGCCTGACGATCAGGGTGTTATCGACGTAGCAGTCATCAACTCCTATGTCATCGTAGTCCCAGTACAAGACAACGGATACCAAGGACGTTTCTATTGGATTGATCCGGGAGAGACGTCGGTTGATCCCCTCAACTATGCCACTGCCGAACGCTCTCCTGATGCCATCTATGGCGTACAAGTATTTGGCGACCAGTTCTGGCTTCCGGGTGAAAGCACTACCGAGGTATGGTATGTCACCGGCGATCTCACAGCCCCTATGCGTAGGCTTCAGGGTATAGTCCTTGATCGTGGGTCTTGGAAAAGCACCGGCCTCGCCATCCATGAGAGTATGGTGGTAGTAGACGGAGACGGCGGAGTCTTTCTTGTCAGAGGTGGCACCCCCCAACGTATCTCTAACCCCGGCATAGAAGAACAAATCAGAGTAGCCATCGCTACACAGAATATCTAAGGAGTCAGATATGGCAATCCTACATGCAGATAATTTCTCAATCTATGGGACTGACACCTCCTTTATGACTGATGGTGTCTACTCCGAAATCAGCGGACTGGATGGAACTACGGTGTTCCTTTCTCCCGATCCAGACGGGGTGTCGTCTGGTTATACCCTTCATACCAAAGGCGGTTCTTTCGGTGCCCGCCTAGCCCTTCCATCGTCTGTGACTACTCTTGGATTGGCAGGTCGTCTGTATATGCCTGCTCTACCTTTTGTAGATGGTTTCGTCTTAGGCGGATACGGACCGGGTTATGCCTTCCGAGACGCCCTCAATAACGTAATCATGTACTTGTATGTCACAACTACTGGTGCTATCCAAGTCAAGCTCGCTAACGGTACCCTCTTGGGTGGAACCACCGGTCCTGTCGTTGCGGCAGGGTCTTGGTATCATGTCGAGGCGAAAGTCTCGATCAGTGCCACTGTTGGTACGGTAGAAGTAAGGGTAGAGGGAGATACCGTCATCTCTGAAACCAGTCTTAACACCGGAACTTCCCCGATAGCTCAGGTATCAGTCGGAGCAAAAGACTATGGCTCGTCCGTGGTTATGGAATGCTACTGGAAAGACTTCGTAGTCTGGGATACATCTGGTACTTTGAATACTGACTTCCTAGGCTCTGTCTTTGTTACTACGCTGTCACCAACTGGTGATACCTCCCTGAACTGGACTCCCTCGACAGGTACTACCGGTTATCAGATTCTTGATAATATCCCTCCCGTCGATTCTCAGTATATCTCGGCGGCAGACTCTCCTATTCCAGCAGCCTATCAGGGAAGCCTGTCTAATCTGCCTAGTACGGTCACATCTGTCAAGGCCTTGCTAACCTATGTCAGAGCAGGTAAGAGCGACGGCGGTGACGGCTCTCTTCAGGTATCTCTTGTGTCTGATCCTAGCGGAACTCCTGCTACAGTAGACGGAGCAGACAGGCCTATCACTACGTCTCAATCCTACTGGAAAGACGTCTTCGAGGCCGATCCAAAGACTAGTACGTATTGGCTACCTTCGGCTGCCAACGACGCCGACATCAAAATCAATAGAACTACGTAAGGATAAACAATGGTTGCTGCCGCTTCTATCAATGCACCTCAGGGTGATACCCTAGCAGTACAGCAGAGTGCCAGCACTATTGAAGCATCTGGTGGGGGTGTTCAGGCTGTCTATAACATCCCGACCCCCTACATCAGGTCTACTGCTGCCTCTATCGATGTCGTCTATCGTTGGACTGCCCAAGAAATCCAGACAACTCAGAGCTATACCCTTGCAGTTGTTCGTGGTACAATCTCTAATCCAGCCCTCCGGTCGTGGTATTATACCCTAGACGGTCATGACTTCTATGTCCTGAAACTTGGGACTAAGTTTAAAACATTGGTCTACGACCTAGAGACTGGTAAATGGTCTTATTTTAATACGGCTGGACAGAGTGCTTGGAGGGCCTCCATCGGGATGAACTGGCGTTCATCTGGCTCTATCGGTGGTGTCTATGGCTCTAACGTCGTCGTAGGAGATGACAGCACCGGAATCCTCTGGGTGCTAGACCCAACATACGGACTTGACGACAACCTAGAAGATGACCAACCCGCAGGCACTTTCGAGAGAATCGCCACAGGGCAGATGGTACAGAGAGGTCGTCAACATTCACCAGTCTATTCTGTCGATCTCACTGCCTCCACTGGCAGTCCGGCCCAGTCTGATATGACTATATCCCTAAGTTATTCTGATGACAACGGGAACAGCTATGTCGTAGCAGACGACGTCAAGACCGCCATCACCGGAGACTATAACCAAGACATTACTTGGTATTCTCTTGGTTTGATTAAGTACCCGGGACGTCTATTCCGGCTGACTGATGACGGAGCAGTCGCACGTATCGACTCTCTTGATGTAAACTTGGAGTAAACAATGGTAGGAACACTACAGCCTCTGGCTAAGCAATTTGCCATCGTTGACGACAACGGAAACCCTACCGACTATTTCATTCGATGGGCACAAGAACGACAGATTGATATCTCTGACGGTATCTCTGCCGCAGAAGCCCAGACGTTGATTGATACATGGGCGGCGGCAAGGACTGTCACAGCCGGTACGGCCCTTGGTGGTGGTGGCAACCTATCTACCGATATCACCATCAACCATGACGACTCTACAGTCACTCCGGGTACATACGGTGACGCCACGAATGTTCCACAACTCACGGTCGATGCCCAAGGACATATCACTGCCGTCACTGACGTCGCCATCACTGGCGGAGGAGGAGGCTCAGGAGTAGCCTACTATAGCGATACCGGGGCTGGACAGACTGGTATTACTTCTACGAGTTATGCCACTCTCACGAATACTCCTACTGTGACCGCCACGACGGGGACAGAAGTCCTAGTCGTTATAAGTTGTAGAAACTTCACTAACACCCACGGATCGGGGTACAACCTCTGGTTGGCTGTAGAAGTCAGTGGCGCCACTACTTTGGCTGCATCTGATACCTACTCCTTTACAGGATCGGGGACCGGTACCTACTTTGCTATTACCGGTGCAAGAGCATTTAAGCTGTCTGGTCTAACCGCCGGGTCAAACACCTTCACGGTTGCCGCCAAGGTCAATGGCTCTAACTGGAATGCCGACACAGTCGATCTTACAATTATCCCTTTGAGTGGTGGTGGTGGAGGTAGTGGTAACGACTACTTCAATGGCGGTAACTGGACAGTACCGGCTTCGACTGACTTCACTGCCGATGCAGCGTCTGGTGTTTCCGCCTATTCCATCGATGACGCCGCCACAGGGGTATCTCTGACAGCTACTACTAGTTCTTATTGTCACATGGCTGCTGACATCGCCGTCACTGGAACAACCGCTGACGTCACCCTTACTGGGATCATCTATCTGGCTTCCCCGAATAACGGGAACTGGGGGATGGGTATCCATCTCAAAGACGATGCCGGGAAGAGGCTACAGTTTGGTTTCCGTAACACCGTGATGTGGAGAAACTATTTCTCTACCGTCAACGACACCGGGTCAAACGCTAACATCACAGGCTCTCTCGAAATAATGTTAAAGCCTATTGCTTATCGTCTGAGAAAGTCTTCGGGGACGATGTACTTCGAGATAGCGATGGATGGTAAGAACTTTGACGTGATGTACTCTGAGAGTGCTACCGCCTATCTCACCAACACCATCGCAGGTTATGGAATCTCTGTAAGTCCTAACGCAGCCACGATGCGTCTTGGGTGTGCAGCCTTGGAGCTGGTATGAGGACTTTCGATAAAGACATAGTCACAAAAGCCACCTCGTTGTATGCCGACGAAATCGTAGGTCTTGACGTAGAGGAATGGCTTAAAGATGACCAGAACATTGCCTTGACAAACAAAGACGGAGACGTCTCGATGTTCGAGCATTTCTACCCCGGTGCCGTATATGGTCATTACTTCTATCATAACAGAGGTAAGGCCGCAATCGAGACAGCCACTAGTCATCTAAAGGAATTGTTTGAGAACTACGACGTCAAACTAATCCAAGGCTTGACACCAATCACTCATCTAGGTGCTAGGTGGCTTGCCAAGAAGATAGGGTGTAAATCACAGGGTATTATCCACACCAAGGTAGGACCGTGTGAGTTATTTCTAATCTCTAAAGAAGAATGGGAGAATAACAAATGAGTAGCATCTTCGGAGGCTCGAAACAAAAGCAGCAGTCTAGCTCGTCTAATAGGGCATATGACGCAATCAACTCGTCGTTCAGCCCTCTTCTTAAGAATGCTGCGACTGGTATCAACGCCTATAACGCCCTATTGAATGGTGATACCTCTGGCTTTGACACCTATAAACAAAACGCCGGGTATGACTTCCAAGCCGATCAAGGCTCTAGAGGGATCACAGGCAATGCAGCAGCAGCCGGACTTTTGAGGTCTGGTTCGACTGGTAAGGCTTTGGCTAATTATGGCGCTAACCTAAATAACCAGTTCTATAACAACTATATGGATAAACTGCTACAGCAGGCTCAGCTAGGGTTCACGGCAGGTAATTCCCTGACAGCGGCAGGACAGACTGCCCAGTCGTCTGGTTCGTCTAAGTCAAAACCCGGTATTGGCGGTCTTATCGGTAGCGTAGCATCCGGTATTGCGGCAGGTTAAGGAGGAGACATGGCTTTCAATCTACTACACCTTCTAGGCATCGGCTCTCAGGCTGGTTCCTCGGCAGGGGCAGAAGGCGCTCAGGGGGTTATTCCTCAAGGTGCTAACGTAGACCCTAACACCATCGTAGTCAATGCCAGGAATCAGGTCCCTGACCAACAGACGGCAAACTCTGGAAATGGTTATATCCCTCCGACTGATATCTTGAGGGGTGTAAACAACAGAGATCAAATCCAAGAGAACATCGACGCCGGGAATAATGCCCCACAGCATCAGGGTTTGTTTCATACGAAAGGGACTCTCCGCAACATACTTGGTACTCTCGGTGATGCCTTCTTGATACAGTCTGGTCACAACCCGATGTATGCACCTGCCCGTGCCCAAGAAAAGGCTGGTGACGCCCTCTCTGGCTTCACAGTCGATCCTCTGGCAGCAGTCGAGCGTCTTGCTCAGGCCAACCCAGCGATGGCTAATCAGCTCTATGCCTCTATCCAGCAGCAGCAGCTTAGACAGGCTCAGTTGCAGCGTCAGCAGGAGCAGGACAAGAGTATGGTAGACTACCATAACGCCATGATTGCCAACTCCAGTCGAAGGCTGGATCAATCTGGTCAGCACTATGCCGACCTGAAAGACCATTACCAGCGGTCTGATGCCAACTCTCACATCAATGCGACTAGGCCTAGGTCACAGCCGCAGAAGCGTTCTCAGACTGAGCTGGAGTATTTCCAGCAGATTGATAAGATTCCTGACAGTCAGAGAACCCCGGGACAGAGGGCATTCTATAACAAATTTACATCGACTGGTCGTACCAGAGGTTCTGGCAGGCCGCCTGCTAGTATTCCTAGTGGCAATCCCCTGTCACAGTCGACTCAGCGCAAGATTGTACGACAAGGCAATAACCTGTTTGACGCCAATACTCACGAGTATATCGGCCCAGCACAATGAGGTAACTAATGGCTACTCCGACGTTTAATCCTAATGCTCCTTTCGAGGACTATACCCCAAAGTCCGAAGGCTCGTCTATGAGTCAGCCTCAGGCTCAGTCTGAGAAGCCTAAAGACGTACCTGTCTTCGATCCGAAGGCAAAGTACGAAGATACACGAATCTATGAAGACCCTCTTAATCCGGGTGCCTTCATCAATCCTGATGCCAAGAATCCTAACGCACATCCTATTAAGACTGCCATTTCTGACTCAGCCGCAGGAACAGACTTGGGTGAACCTCTTAGTGGTCGTGACGCCTCTTGGTGGGATAATGTCAAGAAGGCTGCTACAGCCCCTGACGCCATCCCTGACTGGGTTCCTATGACTTCTGAAGTCCGTCTTGGTCTTAACACAGCTTCTCGGCTGCTTGGGCTTCAAAATGAAGCCATACGTGGTACCCCCTTAGAGGGGGCTGCCTTGGCATTCCCTCTCGGAGGGGCCGAGGCTGGTATGGTCTATACAGGTCCTAAGAGGTTTGCAGGTAATCCCGAGGTACAACCGACTCGTCTGTCCCCAGAGGCAGAGGCGGGTTATACCCAAGTCTACCATAACGGAACTGCCGAAGATATCATGAGGTATGCCCATGACAACGGCTTTACTCTTGATCCTAAGAAGGTAGAAGACTTCGTAAAGTCTCGTGATGCTGGCGCTCCCATCGCTGACCAGATCACATACAAGCAACAGGAATTGCCGTTGGAGGAACAGCAAAATCTTCCTCTAAACCAGCCGACTCCTGACGAAGCCTTGATGAAGGAGGCCAACGCCTTCCAGTCTCAGCCGGAGCCTCAGATTCCTGACATGCGTCAGAGGGAACTTCCTCTTGATACTCCCCCTCAGCAGCAGTCGCTTGATTTTGGTAAGATGTCGGACCATGTCTTTCAGAAGGCCGAACCTGCATCTGCATCAGGAAAGACTCCTGAGGTTGTGCAAAAAGGTGTGGACCGTATCAATGCCGTCACGAAGGATTGGTCTAATCCTCCTACCATTCGTGTCCATGAAGACTTCGGAAAGTTGTCTAAGACGGGAATCGATCCCGACGCCGTCGCAGTCACTCAACCCGACAACACCGTAGACATCAACATGAAGGCTGCCGCCGAAAAGGCTGCCGAGGATGGTGTCTCCGTCGATGACGTCGTCACTGCCGCAACCTACCATGAGTCTCTTGGCCACTACGGCCTGTCGGAGAGGTTTGGTAAAGGCCTAGACGACTTCTTGCAGGGATTGTATGACTATTCGCCGTGGATGAAGCGTGAAGTAGACAGGTCTATAAAGGCCGCTCCCGACGTGTATGCCAACGAACCCAACCAAATCGCAGCCCATGCCGAAGAAGTCCTTGCCGAGATGTCAGAGAAGGGTAAAATACCTTCTCCTATCCTTAGCAAAGTCCGTGACTTCTTCAAAGGGTATGGACGTGAGATGGGTCTTCAGTTGGAATATTCTCCGGGTGAGTTGAAGTCTATCATGTCTCAGACTCATAACTACGTCACAGACGGCAACCCCAAGCTCTCGCTTCGGGGATTGCCTCGTTATATGTATGCAGGTCGGAAAGCTAAGACAGCCGATGACCAGCCCGAAGAAAACTGGTTCCAAGGTCCTGACGGAAACTACAGGTTTGAGATCAACGACAGGAATAGTACCCTAGATAGTGACGTCTATAAGAAACTACACTCCAGTAGTGATCCGAAAGACCCTTACGCAAATCATGGTAGTCCGACAGTGCCTTTGGGTGATCTCTTAGACCACCCAGAGCTGTATGATGCCTATCCGGGTCTTAGAGACGTACCTGTCAAGATGGATGATAACAGGAGTCAGGGAGGAAGTTATAACCCTGTAGACGATATCATTACTCTGACTCGTCCTCGGTCGAAGTATATGTCTCGTACTTCTCATTCCACTCTTTTGCATGAAATCCAACACGCCATACAAGAGCGTGAGAATTGGTCTCGTGGTGGTTCTCCTACCGATTACCTAGGTCGTCCTATGGCTCTTAAGGTTGCATCTGAGAAGCATCTTATGTCTACTCTAGATAATATCCATGAGTGGGATAAAGCTCAGTTCGAGAAACATGCCCAAGAGCTTGATGCCATCAAGGAAGCGGCCTATCTACCTGAAGCCGAAAAGGCTAGGGCTGAGTATCAAAACCTTCGGGCTAGTGGTAAGGTTCGTAGTCAGCTTCGTGCTGATCTAGAAAGCAAAGGTCAAGACCCTATCCATGTCCCTATCTATAAGAATATCATGGCGAAAGATAACGCCCTGAGAGATAGGTATTACAAGAGTCTCGACGACTGGCGTAAAGCAATCGGACTGGAAGAGAAGCCTGCCGATATGTCTTTCGAGAGAAAGAATGCCTACTATGGCTTGCAGATTGATCTTATAGAAAATGCCGATATCGAAAGAGTTCTCTCCAACAAGGAGGAAGCTTTGGTTCAGGCCTATAAGGATATCCAGAATGATAAGGAGCTTATCGATCTTGGTGGCAGTCGTGACGACTACATCAGGGCTATCCGACGCCATCGTCAGGGTGTAGATATGGATCGTCAGGCATATGACAGCCTCTTCGGAGAAGTCGAAGCCCGAGACGTCCAAGCCCGCCAGAACATGACTGATCTTGAAAGGTCTAACACAAGGCCTTACTCGTCTCAAGACAAGCTGGCTCCTCCTGATTCTTATATCCATCATACATGGCAAGAACAGAATCATCCGATTTCTCAAAGTCTTGGAGAGGTAAACACGAAGGAGGACCCGGCGGTACAGGCTACTGCCGAGCTTCTGGGTGTGCCTAAGGATAGGATCGAGAAGGCGTTGACTGAGGCCGACTTCAAGGGTCAGGTCGAAATTACTCGTCATGACCTAAAGACTGGTAAACTCGTGATCGATCCCGTCTTTGGTCCTGAGTATCCTTCTCGTGGCTCTCGATATATGCGTCGTTCAGTCGAAGTCAAGAAGGAAATGCCTGACACCAAGGTAGTAGACGACGAGGGAAATCCTCGTGTTCTTTATCACGGTACGTCGAAAGACAAAGGCTTTTCTAAGTTCAATGTCAAGCGTCGTGGGTCTTGGTTTACTTCTGATCCTAGACTGGCTTCGTCGTATGCCGAACAGAACGATAGTCAAGGCTTCAGGAATGCCCCTACTCCGGGAAATCCTTGGAACCAAGAACGTACTAACACTGCCTCTAGAGTTGCTCCTGTCTACCTCGATATCAAGAACCCGAAAGTTTATACTGGTACCGAGATGGCTCAGGAGACTTACAAGAGAGGTGGTGAGAGGTATTCTGTCGGTGAGGGTAAACTCTTCGATGAGTTGCGTTCTCAGGGTTATGACGGAGTCCGTATCAAACACGACGACATCAACGATACTTGGGTTGTACTCGACAGTCCTAACCAGATCAAGTCTGCATTGACTTCTGAGGGTAAGTATAAGTACATGCGTCGTCGCTCTCTTCGTGACGGTGAAGGCACTCGTCAAGGACATGTCAATGCCGACGACAGGACTAAGGATACGCCTCGTTCTGTAATCGCCAACTATACCTCTGATCGCAACCTCAAGGATGTGATGGATGAGGTAACTCCTGAGAAGACTCGACAGTCTTGGAGTCAATGGATTGATGACGCCGGTTCCCTCAAGAACGTCGGAAAGGTGGCACAAAATCTAGCAACTGGGGCAGAGCCTCATGAGCTGATTGCCGCCCAACAGTATGCCGTCCGTTCGGCCAACCTAATCCATGACCTGTCTCGTAAGGCTGTCGATCAGACTCTTTCTCCTAAGGAAGAGGGTGTACTCTCTAATGAAATCCGACGTCTTCGTAATATCATGAACTCGATAGACGAGGTAAAGTCTAACGCAGCCCGGATCATGAATGCCTCCAAGATTGAGGTAGGTTCGGACAAGGCTTTGCCAGTAGCCTATCGCAACATGATTAGGAATCTGTCTGACGCCGATCTCAACGACACAACCAAGCTTCATAACTTGGCTACAAGACTGAGTAAGGCAGGACAGCCTGCGGCGTCTAAGGCTATCGATGCCCTAGTCAATATCTACAACATCCCTAGGACTCTTCTCTCTAGTACCGACTTGTCGGCTCCGTTCAGGCAAGGCCTCTTCTTTGCAGGCAACAAGAACTTCTATAAGTCGTTGTGGCCTATGATTAAGTTCGCCTTCTCTAAGGAGCATTATGACAACGCCTATAGGGCTATAGAGAATCATCCTGATTGCAAGTACGCCGAAAGGTACGGACTTGAGATTACGGATGTGAGTGACAACTCCAACCTCTCTAACAGAGAGGAGGCGTTCCTGTCTAACCTTCCTCAGAAGGTGCCGGGTATAGGGAAGGTAGTGAAAGGTTCTGAACAAGCTTATGTCGGCTTTCTCAATAAGCTTCGTTTTGATGTCTTCAACGACTTGGTTGCTAGGTACGAGAAGGCTGGTATCGATCCTCGAAAAGACCCTGTCCTTATGAAAGGCATCACAAAGTACGTCAACAACGCCACCGGAAGGGGCGATCTCGGATCATTCACTCAGGCTGCTCCTAGGCTTTCCACAGTGTTGTGGTCGCCTCGGCTGATTGCCTCTCGTGTCCGTATGCTTAATCCATACGAGTATTATAAGATGGATAAGGTCGTCCGTAGACATGCCCTAGAGAACCTAGTAAAGACTGCTTCTCTGGCTGCTGGTACTCTCTATCTTGCTAAGACGGCAGGTGCAGACGTCGAAACCGATCCTAGGTCTTCCGACTTCGGTAAGATCAAGGTCGGCGATACCCGTGAGGATATCCTTGGTGGTTTCGGACAGTTCATTACTCTCTACAGTCGTATCCTTTCTAACAGTACCAAGAATGCCAAAGGTGTTGTCAAGGAACTTGGTAAAGGCTATGGCACTGACAACCTAGTAGACGTCATCGCCAAGTTCAGTCGTAACAAGCTGGCTCCTGTTCCGGGTGCTGTCTTGAACGAGAGGATTGGTAAAGACCCTGTCGGTCAGCCTTATGACATCCGTGATCCTAAGAGGATTGCAGAGTTGGTTGCTCCAATGGTAGGACAAGACTTTTGGGACTTGTACAAAGACAAGGGAGTTACAGGAACTAGCGTTCTCATGGCTGGTGGGGGCCTGTTCGGTTTTGGTCTTCAGACCTATCATATCGATATGGGATATGACGCCTACGGTCGTGACATGCAAAAGCTTCTTAGGAAGGGCGGGCCAGAGACTGATCCTACCGTCATCGAGGTTAATCGTCTTATCGACGGTCCTAACAACTTCGAAGGTGTAGCGCCAGCTCCTAAGACTGTAACCTCTGATGGAGTAAAATATCACCTAACGCCAGAGCAGGTAGATGAGTGGCAGAAGATTATGGGCGAGTATCAGCATCAGTACATGACTGAAGATATGAATACCAAAGACTACGTCATGGGTACAGATCAAGAAAAGATTGATATCCTGAAGAAGTCTCATTCTGATGCCTACAAAGATACCAAGGTGTACTTCGAAGACAACGTACTAAATAAATGACGGAGATACAAGTGAATGAAATGGATGATATGAGACAACGACTCACGGTCTTAGAGGTAGAGGTGTCAGCCTTGAAGTCTATGACTAAAGAGCATATCGATCAGACACGCTCGGAGAATCAGAGTCTCGGTGTCAAGCTAGACTCATTGCTTGAAATCAAGAACAAGGGTGTGGGGGCGTTCTGGCTCGCCTCCGCCCTTATGGGTTCTGGTATCATCGGCATGATTGTCGCCGTCGTACAATGGGTGAAAACGTAATGGATTATCTAACTCAAAGCCTTGACTGGCTCTTAGAAGAGGAGGGTGGTTTCTCTAACCATCCTTCTGACCGTGGAGGTGCCACGATGTATGGTGTCACCCAAGCAACTTATGACGGCTGGCGTAACAAGAAGGGACGTCCTCGACAACCAGTCGGTAACATCACCAAGGACGAAGCCTACGAACTCTATCAAGAAGAGTATTGGAATGCCTCTGGTTGTGATAAGCTGCCATGGCCTATCTCTTATCTCGTCTTTGATGCCGCCGTCAACAGCGGTGTCAGTCGGGGAGTCCGGTGGATGCAGCAGGGAATTGGCGTCTCAGCAGACGGTAAAGTAGGTCCCCATACGTTATCGGTAGCCCAAGCCGTTGTCGCTGACGGTGATACTCCAAAGCTCCTAGCAATAGTAGATGCACGAGTTCAGTTTCTGTCAAACCTTGTAAAGAGATCACCGTCACAGGCTGTGTTTCTTCTTGGTTGGTGGAGGCGGACTCAGAGGGTTCTTGCCCGTGCCCTTCTTGAAAGGATTTCATAATGGGTATTCCTATAATTGGTGATATCATCAGTGGTGTCACAGGTATTATCGAGAAGGCAATCCCTGATGCCGACAAAAAGAACGAAATCAAACTCGAACTACAGCGACTAGAGGATCAAGCCAATGCCCGATATCATGACGAACTTATGGGCCAGATCGATGTCAATAAGGTTGAAGCTGCCCATCCGTCAGTTTTTGTTGCAGGGTGGAGACCTTTTATTGGCTGGGGCAGTGGTTGTGCTTTCCTCTACGCTTCGGTGATCGCACCTGCCTTCCACCTAGTCCCGCCTGAGACTGGTTTTATCCAGACTGTATTGATGGGTATGCTAGGCTTGGGTGCTATGCGTTCTTATGAGAAGGTCCAAGGAGTAGCCACTGATGGTATCTCACAACCGATGGTTAAGACAGTCACTGGTGCCATCGGCGGAGCCGTCAAGTCAATTATTCCTAGCAAACCAAAACAAGAACAAAAGAATCAGGATGTACATATACCTCCTAAGAATTGGCAGAAAATTTGACAAAGAAAAAGGCCCTTGGGATTTCTCCCTTGGGCCTTTTTTGTTATCCATGAAGGATGTAATTTTCGATCTTACGTGCAGCCATTAGAAGGCCTTCGGTATCGTCGAGTTCATAGACATTACGAACTAGCTCTGATACGATACGTTCTCGAAGATTGGTATCAGGCGATTTAACAGTTGCAGTATCAACCATAGACCTAACACCCATCCTATGTTGCCTGATCTTCTCGGCTACGTCTGGACCATAATAATAGGTATCGAATTCGTATTGGTCATCCATCTTTGACATCTCCTATACTAACGATTTCACAAACTCCACCAGTACAAGCCAGCTCTTGCGAACCAGTCGTATGGTCTTCCGTCTCGTAAGCTTGTAGCCGAGACCAATCAATCTCAGGCATTGGGTGGTCTTCGATCCACGCATTGTATTCCTCTTCAGTCAGTTCTTGATAGGGTGCCTGCTTGTAAGAGCCTCCATCATAAGGAAGGAAACTCACCCCAGATAGAGTGTCGAAATTCTTGTAAACCCAAGCCCCGACATCGAGCCATTCCCCTTCCTTGACGTTGATAGTCGCCGAAGGTTTATGCTCACACCAATTATCCTGAAGATGCTTCCACAGCTCAAGAACCTCAAGGGCAGTCTGGTCTTCACGAGTTACTGCCCCTTCAGGAGATTTGATAGGGAAGTAAAAGATCGACGTACTGTCTCTAGCCATTGCGTCTTCTTCCCAGTAGGCTCCTTCTTCCTTGAGAAATACTGTGAGAGGGTCTTTATTGTCCGCCCTGACAGTTCGTAGATAGAAAGGAGAATGACGACTATGGAGGCCACTGCTACTATTAACCAACTGAGAGACAGTGCCACTAGGCTTGACACAAGTTGTGGCAGTACTAGGATTAATCCCAAGAAGACTTGCCCACTCGTTGTTGACTCGAATGACTTCGTTCCGTACTTCAATAAGGACGTCAGCATTTCCCAACACTCCGAGGTTATCACAAACCCCTGTGAGAGATACTCCCAACAATCGTTCTTCGTCACATGTATCCTTCCATTTCTTTCTCAGGTACTTGAAGTCTGTTAAGGAGCTTTGGATAGTACCAAGAATTGCAGCAATCCTAGCCTTTCGTTTAAGAGTCTTAATGTCGTCTGTATCTCGGACAACGATTTCAGTAAGGTTACAGAACTGGAAGGGTCGTAGGATGATTTCTGAACAAGGGTTAGTACCGAATTCAAATGTCCCGTCACGGCGTCCACTTCGGGCTGCAACGCCTTGGCAAGCATAGCGGGAGAAAAGTCCCGGCTCTCCGCTCTTGCTGTCATACAACTCTCTCCATTTCTTCATAAAGAAACCGGCGTCAGGACGACGTCGTTCATAGACTGCGCTGTTGTTGGCAAGACGACGAGGGCCGTACCCTTCCCACCACGCCCCTGTCTTAGCCTTGGACATCCTCTCGTCCAGACAGTCGAAGAGTGCGATCATAGCACTACGACGTACCCCACCTACTACTACGACGTCAGCAACCTTGCACATCAGGTCATGACACTCCAGAGTAGTCAGACGACGACCAGCCGCTCCAGTGAAAACCCTGACCGCAAATTCGAATAGATCGATAAGTGGCTCTGGCCCCGAAGCTCGTCCTCCAAACGTCTTGAGTCTAGCTCCCGCAGGTCGTACCTTTGACATATCCCATTTTGGGACTTGACCAGCAATGAGTAGTGAGACCAACTCGCGGAAAGATTTGGCCCAGCCCTCTTTACTATCAGCGACTGAAATAGTGGTGTCTGTCTTTTCAAAAGTTTCTGAAATCTGTGGTAGCTGATCGACATACTTACTCTCTACTGAGTAGCCTACTCCTGTGCCACACATAAGGATGTACATCGCCTCATCGAATGAGCGGGGGCTATCTACAGGAAGATAGGCACAGTTATAGGCAGGGACATGACATCTATCAAGTGCAGGACCGGCAGTCATCAACGCCCTCATCGAGGGCATAACCTCCAAACCATAGATGGCTGAGTAGATATCTTCCCAGTCACCTACAGTTCCTGCCCAACCAACCTGCTTGCCGTAATAATCTACCAGACGTTTAACGGTCTCGTCCCAGTCTTCTCGGCGATTCTTATCTTCAAGCCATCGGGCATACCTACTCTTATAGATGAATTCCTCGTACACTGAAGGAAAAGGATTACTCACGAGGCATCTCCCTTCCTAGGGCGGCGCTGATAGAACCAAGGAACATCACCCAAAAATTAGGATCATCTAGAAGGGCGTCAACTACTTCGGCTTCGTCTTTGTCTAGCTTCATATCCATCTCTCGGTCAAGACCATACGTGATATAAAGCCTTAGGTCTTCTCCTTCACCAAGAAAGATTTGTACTGTATTTCCGTTCAATTCAACTTCCCTTCGAATGCCTCTGGGACGGGCATAGGCTGTAGAGGCCAGTCGAGTTGCTGAGGCTCTGACATCACGAACTTCTCACCACTACGGATGATAAGAATCTGGTGAGTAACCATACCTGTTTCCTGATCCTGAACAAACTCAGAATCAAACACCACCCTAGGAGAGAACTTCAGAATCTGATTAAGCACTTCTTCGTCAGTCCATGTCTCGATATTCTTGTCGATTGCGTTCTTCTTTGACATTATTCCTCCGGTTATTCTTTTTATTATAGGAGTCACGGGCCTTATGGTATTCCCTTCTGGCCCGTCTCTTTTGTTTGTCGTCTAGTCGATGGATAGAGACCATCACGCCGCCATCTCGTCTACCTGAATTAGTTCGTAATATCTCTCTAGGAACTTAGCCTTGGCTGCCCACGGCCAGTACATCTTTATGTCTACCGAGGCAGGCTTGAGATGTGTATGCCATAGCTTGTCCTTTGGAGCAGACGGAGTAACCCTCAGACGTTCTGCAAGATATACCTCTTTGTCCGCCCTATGGATTTCCTCAGGGAATGGGTAAGGCAACCCAAACTTACGAGCTACTTCAGCCTGAACAGATTCTTCAATCTTTCGATAGTCAGGGCATAGCTTCTTGAGAGGAGAGGGCATGTCTCCGACAAAGGCCTCCGAAGCGTCATGTAGAAGCCCGCACAAAGCCAGATCAGCAGGAACGATTTTACTGACCAAGACACTATGCTCGGCCACCGAGTAAAAGAAATCAGAATGGCCGCCATAGCGACATATGTTAGACAGAGCATGAGCAATCGTTTCAATCTGGAAGTCATACCCTTTGGGGTTATAAAAGTCAAAGAATTCTCCATCTTTGGTAGAGATGCATGTCTTAGTTTGTTTCATCATTCCTCTCCCTGAGGATCAGTTCGAGACGCGCGAGGGCACCCCATGCGACGTGGGCAGCATGAAGAAGTCCACTATCAGGGTCCACATCTTCTCCTGATCCTTCAGCGATAAGGTGTCGTACCATTGCGTCAGAGTATCGGTTAATTCCGTCATCGACGGACTCCCATCCTTTCCAAGCATACTTAGATGCTCCAAAACCTGAGATGGCAGCAACCTCTCGAATTGCGCGAGGGAAGTAAGAAATTGCTCCGCGATATACTGGTGACTTACCGCCGTCGTACTTGATTGCACCCTTGGCGATTTTGTCTTGCGAGTCATTAGTGAATTCCTTAGTAGTCATTTATACCTCGTAGTCGTAAATTTGTAGTTCGTTGAGATCGATGTACTGGGCGTAGTCGGCATCTCCTTCTAGTTCGTCTTCCCAGAACTGGTCGGCCTTATCGAGGGGGACTATGTAATAATCCCCACTCTCAGATTGACGGATGACATATACATCCTTATCTGTCACGTCATCTTCTCCCGTTTACCGTCCTGCCATGACCCACAGGTCTGACACTGCAAACGCTGGATACGGAAGTTCTTAGTCCGGCGATAACCCCTAGAGTGGAGTACACGACCATCACAGGCACCACAAGCACCACGATCACCTAGGTAGGGATGGTTTTTGATATAGGGCTTGATCTTATGGTAGAGAGTTACAAGAAGCTTAGAGTCTTGGATGCAGTATCGTTCCATCCTCTTCTGTGCCTTCTCTTCTCCGTCGATGACTGCTTTCCATAGGGGGAAGCCTTCGTTCTTGATCTTCTTACCAATCTTCATGAAGGGTCCGATAAATGCCAACCTATTCATTACGAAGCCGAACTTCTTTACAGTCTTGAGTAGGTCGATACTCGTCGGAGGAGGCGGAGGAGACAAACCCTCTAGGACGAATTCGCCCATAGCTTTAGGGATGTCGTACTTATCTCCGTTATATGTCACCAAGACATCAGCCTCTTCGAATAGAGAATGCAACTGACGAACCATTTCGGAATGACCGACAGTCCAGTCGGCGTAGAAGATAGGCTTGGTGTTGCCTTCCCAGAGGGCGGAGAAACAAAGGAGTCCTCCGGCATCTATTAGCTGGTCTGGTCCTACATTCTCGTCATACATCCTCCAGACGTAGGCTTGGGCAGGACGCCACTCAATATCAAAAAAGAGTATCTTCGGTTTGTTCATTTTTTCTTCTTTCTAGGCTTCTTACGTCCTTTAATAAATTCTTCTGGTACATATAAAGATGTAAGTGGGTTTTCGATTAAGTCAGCTGCCCTTCTAAGTTGCTCAGGATCAGTATGTTTCCACATAACAAACCTATTGCATCTATCATGAAGAATGGCTCTAATAACACCTTCATTAGGACCTGAATGGGCATGATCTACAGGGTATGAGTAATTGTTTTCCTCAAAAGCTACAAGGCATATTGGACATTTATGGTTTTGTTTTTTCAATAAGTCCTTGTAGTCTTTTAAGGAAATGCCAAAATACTTCTGTAAAGAAGAGTCTCGTCGTCGTTCTCTAATATCATCTCTCTTATGATAGAGTTTATGACATTCTATACATTGTTTAGAAGTTTTCTTTACTCGTGATTTGTAAAACTCACTAATTGGTTTGACTTTGTGACAACTAGAACATTCGCATACACCGTTGTCCTCATGTTGTTTCTCTAAATCTTCACAGTCTATACACTTATAGTGTAGATTATTATTAGAGTACTTTCTAAACTCTTCTCTAGGTTTCCATTCTTTACATTTTGAGCATACTTTCTGCTCTAGCCAGACTTTTCTTGGTACTCGTTTGTACCTAGATTTACGATGTTCTGACAAACATTCTTTGCACCAAGGATATTTACCATCTTTCCTTTTTGTTTCATTAGGAAAAAGGTTTCTATCTCTTTCTTCCCCGCATTTGCTACAAGTCTTAAAAATTTTATCACTCAAGCAGCGCCTCCCACGATACAGGAAAAAGGGGTTTGATGATGTCGTCAATCATCGTGGCTACATCTCGGGTCTCACTCTGGGCATGGCTGTCTAGTCGAAGGAGACAGATACGGGCATAAGACGCCAGCGATCCCGTCCAGTACCATTCCGTGTACATGCTCTGAGGCAATACCATCCTAGCCTGTTCAGGTGCAACACCCTCTCTGATAAGAGTGGTGTAATGATGTAGTGCATATTCAAGGAATACTTCGTAACCTCTCATCTTATCTGAGATTACAACATCTGACGATCCTTGTTTGACTCCATCAGTTGGACGGCCTCGCCATACCTTGGGCACAAAGAACTCGGGTTCGTCATCGACGTATCGACGAGAGACTTCGTTTTCCGTCATACCCACTTTATGTTTGAATAGTTGTCGGGCTACGAAGATAGGAGCTTTGATACGGAGAGTGATCTGGGGATGGCTGAAAGGTGTCCAGTGCCCGTTCTTTGCAAGGTACTTAAGAAGCTTGGAGTCTGCCTCCTCAAACTCTTTCTTGTTTTTATTAAACGAGACACGGGCGGCGTTGACAACCATCAGGTCGTCACCCATATGAGAGATGTAATCAACCTTCATTAGTAAACTCCGGCACGTCTGGCGTCTTCACGACGGTTGTTAGATATCGTGGTCCACTGCTGTAGGCGAAACCCCTCAGAGAGGGATGACAGCGCCACTTATGAGGACAGTAAGAACACAGCGTAGGCAACTTCATGTTACCGCTCTTTCCGTCTGGGATAGGCTCTTGACACAACTCAGGCGGCTCTTCAAGGGCCATCACCTCCTTGAGTTCTTTGATACGCTCCTGAGGATCGTGGTGTTTGATAACCATATAAGGAAGAGGGCTAACGCAAAGATCGCCTGACACCTTTTCCTGTGCCAGCCAAGCCGCATCCTCTCCCGGAGTGAGTACGTTGGAGTATCCAGAGAGCTGGGCGACATACCCGAATGGGTCATCTTCTGTTACCCTCTGCTGTTCGAACTTTTTATATCCGTAAGGAGATGCCGACTTGACATCCACAACGACACCATCAATGACTGCGTCAATGTGGCCCTTGACACCGAGGACTTCAACCTCGCCTTGTTCTTGTTCGACTGAATGACCAGCCTCCTTTGCAAGCAATAGCAGGAGTTGTTCTATGACGTCTCCGTACATGAATTTAAGATATGTCTTTGCATCCATACCTTCCTTGGTTCCGTCTGGATGGGCTTCAAACCACATCTGACGGTTGGGCTTACCCAAGGAAGAGAAACGAAGAGGTGACTCAGGTTCTACCCTCTCCTTGAATCTTTCTCTGATAAGCTCTTTCAGGTTGTCTGCGAAGACGTCGAGGTTATCCTCTGATACGACATGCTCTTTCGTTGGGTCGAACAAGTCGTAGATGTCTTCTATCAGTGTATCAAGCTTTTTCATTACATTCCTTCTCACAAGCGAGTCTGCGAGCTTTAAAAGGAGAGGCCCTGACTATTACGTTTATCCTCTCATTCCCCGTCACCGGATTGTGGTACATAGGGCAGGGGTTGGTATCAGAACGGCAAGTCGTCGTCGAGATCGTCAGGAATAGACTTCTTTGTAGTCTTCTTCTTAGGAGTCAGCGGAGACTCCTCAGAGACGAATTCCTCACCAGCGGTATCAGCCTTCTTGGCCTTGTCCATAGCGGAAAACTCGTTAGAGACATAAGGAACCAGATCGGTGACACGCATCGACTTGATCCAGATACTCTTCTTCTTGCCCTTACCCCAGTCGGCGACTGTTAGCTTGACGTCTACGTCAGAGCCGTTACCGATGAGGGTGTTCTCAGGCCAAGGTTCGTTGTCCTCGTTATAGACACGGATGGGGTCGTTCTTCTCACCATCCTTCGTCTCAGTCGGCTTACGAAGCTTGATGAAATCTCCGGGGATGCTATCGTTTTCCTTCAGACGATCAAGAAGCTTATGCTCCTTAAGGAAGGATACGTCGTCGGGGACGAAATCCATCGTCCATTCCTTGCCAGTACCCTCGTAGTTCATCACTGGTACAAATACCTTCGCCCAGTAAACCTTACCGGAAACGAACACCGTAGTAAAATCTGCCATATATTTATGGTCCTTTCTTTTAGTTTTTCTTTGATAAGGTAATTCCTTTTACCCTATACCTATATTATACCATATTTTCAGAAAAAGTCAAGAACTATTTTCAAGATATTTTACAATATTTTTTAGTTCCTCAATAGTGGCATTACTCTTGAGTCTATTAGCCCTCCATGAAATAATTCTGACGTTTCCTTTTACATAGCCTAGCTAAGGTACAATCCTATCTAAAGAAGGAGTGTTGTCTGTCCTTTTTCTAGGTCTATCAGTCTTTACTAATGATATATCTATGCCTAGGGCTGGACATTTTTTAGGAAAAATAATATCAGTTTCATCTAAATTAAAAGGAACTCCAACCTCTTTAGCTCTTTTCTTTGCAGCCAAGAGATAGCTTCTTTGTGGATTGTCTCTATGCCAATCCCTAGTTCTTTTATTCCTTTTGTCTCTGTCTTCTCTGAAGACTCTCGGCATGTCTGAGTTCCTTTATCTTATTATTATAAAACTCAAGATTTATCTTGGTTACATCTCTCATTCTGATGTAATAATCAATGGGTTTCGGCCCATGTGTTCCCAATTTTATATTCGGCATCGAGCGGGACATTAAGTTCAAGTCTCCTCCCTGCTTCTTGAATCGACCATACTCTCATCTTACCAAAAGAATCGGCACAATCGATGGCACTATCTGTCTGGTCTTCGTCATGGATGTCACCTACTTTTAAGACGTCCCATCCTTTCTTTCTTACTTGTATATCTGCTAAGATAGAACTGTAGGCCATGACGCGGGCACCACCACCTTGTAGTTTATAGTTGAGAGCTGCGTGAGGTGATGGACAGATGACTTGCGATCCATCGACCAGTTCGATCCTCCCCATTTTTTGTTCTCTTTGGCATTCATCAATCAAATCCTTAAGCCCTAGCTTTTCTAGGAACATAGTCCTGACGTAGGCACCTTCCTTGACTGATACCTTTAGGGTGGCTGCAATCTTTGGTGCGGCTGCCCCATACATGATGGCATAAATCAAAGTCTTGGCCTGAGGACGGGTTATGCCTACGACGTCGGCGTTATACTGATGGGGATCGCCGTTGACGACTTGGTCGGTAAAGTCAGGTCGATTCAAGTAGTGGGCCAGCATCCTGAGTTCAAGGCCGGAGGCGTCAGTTCCGACAAGGACTCTGCCGGGTCTTGCCATCCACAAGTCTCGGGCTTCATATGTATACCAGCCGTCGATACCACGAAGGACGGTCCCATCCTTAAGCATCCTTACGGCAGGGATATCGACTGTGTCAGAGACCTGATGCGTACAGCGGAGGGTGTCAGCCGTAGAGAGTTTGCCGTGGATACAACTGTCGTCGTAGTCGTAGTT